GTTTGACTATGGTCATAAGAAAACTTATGGATTTTGAAAAATTAAAAATGTTAATTAGCTAATTAAAAGGAGAAATAACCTATGGCATTTCAAGTATCACCAGGTGTTCTCGTACAAGAAAAAGATTTAACTAGAATAATCCCTGCAGTATCAACTTCAATTGGTGCAGTTGCTGGACAATTTAATCAAGGACCTTTAGAAGAGGTTGTGTCTATTTCTAGTGAACAAGAGCTTGTAGATACATTCGGTAAACCAGATTCAAATAACTTTGAATACTTTTTTACCGCTGCTAACTTTCTACAATACTCTAATGCTTTAAGAGTAGTGCGAGCAACCCAAACAAGTGCCACCAACGCAAACGACTCTGGCTCTAGTTTGTTAGTCAAAAATAATGATGACTATACAACAAACTATTCTGCTGGACAAGTGACAGGTGGAATGAACTACATCGCAAGAACTGCTGGAACTTGGGGAAACAATTTATTAGTTTCCACTTGTGCAACAGCAGCTGCGTTTGAACAAACAACAGGAAACGACTCTATATCATCTGTAGATCAAGCAGATCTAGCAGTAGGTGACACGACTGTGACTGTTGATGATGGAACTGACTTTAATGTTGGTGACATTATATCGTTTTCAACAACTGCTGTGACTGCAGATTTTGATGACGGACAAGAATATAGAATAACAAACATTGCAACTAACGACTTAACAATCGTTCAACACCCAAGAGGTGCTGGCGGATTAACAAGAGTAGTAGTAGATAACTCACATATTAGAAGAAGATGGAGATATTATGATTCAGTTGATGGTGCTCCAGGTACTTCTGATTATGTATCAAATAGATCAGGTTCAAATGACGAAATGCACGTAGTAGTCGTTGACGAAGATGGTGGAATATCAGGAACAGTTGGAGAAGTTTTGGAAGTGTTTTCTAAAGTTTCAAAAGCGGCTGATGCTAAAACACCTCAAGGCGACACTAACTATTTGCCTGACGTAATCTATAATAAATCATCATACATCTATTGGATGGACTGGCCAACTGCTGGAACAAATTGGGGTAGCAATGCTTCTTCAACTTCATTTACAGCAATTGACACTCCAGTATTATCATCACTTTCTGGTGGTGCTAATGGTACGGCAGTGACAACTGCTCAACTAAAGACAGCATACGAAAGATTTTCAGATGCTGAAACAGTTGATGTTGGATTAATTATTGCTGGTAAGGGTGATTCAACTCACGTTGACAACTTAATCAATATTGCTGAAAATAGAAAAGACGCAGTAGTCTTTGTTTCACCTGAAAGAGCAGACGTGGTAGGTATCACAAACTCTGAAACACAAACGAATAATGTTATTGATTTTTTCAACAACATAAGATCATCTTCATATGTGTTTATGGATAGTGGATACAAATATCAATACGACAGATACAATGACGTATATAGATTTGTTCCATTAAATGGAGATACTGCTGGTGTTGCTGCTAGAACAGATATAATTGCAGACTCTTGGTACTCACCTGCTGGTTTCAACAGAGGTATCATCAGAGGCGCAGTTAAACTAGCTTACAATCCAACTAAAGCACAAAGAGATAGACTATATCCTAAGAGAGTTAACCCAGTGGCTACTTTCCCAGGACAAGGTACAATTCTTTTTGGTGACAGAACTGGTTTGAAATCACCATCTGCGTTTGATAGAATCAACGTAAGAAGATTGTTTATCACTTTAGAGAAAGCAATTTCTACAGCTTCTAAATTCCAATTGTTTGAATTCAATGATGAATTTACAAGAGCGAATTTTAGAAACATTGTAGAACCTTTCTTACGAGAGGTACAAGGTAGACGAGGTATCACAGACTTTTTAGTAGTATGTGATGAAACTAACAACACAAGCGATGTAATTGATAGAAATGAGTTTAAGGCAGAAATTTTTGTAAAACCTGCTAGAGCAATTAACTTCATTACACTTCAATTCATTGCTACACGAACAGGGGTTTCCTTCGAGGAAGTCGCTGGCGGTTAATAGTAGAGGAGAATAAAAAATGGCAAACATTAACGACTTCAAAGCTAAACTTGCTGGCGGTGGCGCTAGAGCCAATCAGTTTAAGGTAGTAATGCCTTTTCCTGGTTATGCCCAAGTTGGTGGAGAAATAGAAGACCTGGCATTCTTATGCAGATCAACAACTATTCCAACAATGACTGTAGGAACTGTACTTGTTCCTTTCAGAGGTAGAAATATCAAAATTGCTGGTGATAGAACTGTAGCAGAATGGTCATTAACTGTTTATAATGATACTAACTTTAAGTTAAGAAATGCTTTCGAAAGATGGCAGAATGGTATCAACAATATGACTGACAACGAAGGATTAACAAATCCTGTTGACTATCAAGTTGATGCGTTCATTGATCATTTAGACAGAAATGGTAATACAATCAAATCATATACTTTAAGAGGTGCTTTTCCAACTGAAGTAGGTGAGATTGAATTATCTTATGATGAACAAACGACTATTGAACAGTTCCCTGTGACTTTTCAATACCAATACTTTGAAACAAATACTACAACTTAATATTTAATTAAAGGGGCGCTTCGGCGCCCTTTTAAAACTAGTATAAGTATAGTAGTAAAGGAGATACATAATGGCAGAATTATTCGGCTTTTCGATAACACGACTTAAAAAACAAGCTGATCCAAAACAAAGTTTTACAACTGCTCAAGCAGATGACGGTACACAAACGGTCAATGCTGGAGGTCATTTTGGTTCATACTTGGATATGGAAGGTACTGCAAGAACAGAGCAGGACCTAGTACGTAGATATAGAGAAATAGCTTTACATCCAGAATGCGATATGGCAATAGAAGATATTGTCAATGAAGCAATTGTGGCTAACGAATTGAGAGATGCTGTAAGAGTTAATCTAATAGATTTACCTTATGGAAAAGATGTAAGACAAAAAAT